ATAAAATAGGCCTATTGAATTTAAGGCATCCCCTAATATTAGGTATTCTTCTGAGTCAGATCTATCTGGACTAAACCATATTTCAAATGAAAATGCTCCGTCTGGGTTTTTATTGTTTGCAACTCCTAATGCTTTTAAGCTTATCTGTGTATCTTCATTAATTTCAGTTCCTCTTACGCCCGCGCCTATGATAGGCAAAACTTCCATGTCGGAAGTATTAATTGCATACCCTTCCATGCCATTACCAGAGTAATCAATTATTGGAAGACCGCTAACAGCCGCATACGAAACACCATTATCCTTCAAATCCTGATAAGTTGCATATAGTGTTGTTAAGTTACTGTATACTCCAGCTTCTCCAGAACGAACTTCATCTAGCAAGTAAAACGCAAGTGGGTTATCGTTTAAGACATTGTATTTATATGACATGTCTTAAACCTCTTCTAGTGCTTTAACTCTCGCTGTAAGCTCTTGTACTGCTTTAATGAGTGGTGATATAAACTGATCGTATCTCAATCCTTGCATCGAATCTTCTTCTGACATGTCAATCTTTACCCAGCCTGCAAAATCTTCTACTCCAGATTCATCTAAGGCTTCTTTTACTTGCTGAGCTATAAGTCCATAATGAATTCTTGTTCCAGGAACTGAAACTATATCTCCATCAACTACTTCTTTGCCGCCCTCAATAAATTTATATTTTACTGGATTTAAATTGTTTATAAAATCTAGTCCTAGGTCGGAAGAAAGAATGCTTGTTTTTAGTCTTTCATCAGAAGTATTTATTGTTCCAGTGTTAGAGTATATTGTTTTCCAAAATCTATTTGATGTTACTCCAGCACCTGCATCTATAGGCTGACCTATTGAAAATAAGTTGTTTGCTAATGGATACCAGTTTGAATTTACTCCGTAACCAGATGTTGTAGGAATATTTAAAGATATTGTTGTTGGAATTGGATCAATGGTTGCACTTGATCCAGGAATTCCTTGTGGACCCTGTGGTCCTGTTAATCCTGTGTTACCTCTTGGAATTGTAAATGCAAATACTGCGTTAGTTGATGTTCCAGTATTTGTAACAGATGCATTTGTTCCAGCTGCGCCAGTTGTTGTTGTTCCAATTGCTAGCGTAGTTGGTCCAGGAATTCCTTGTGGGCCTTGTGGCCCTTCTGGTCCCTGTGGCAAAACAAGGTTAAGGGTTTGAGATGGGCTAGTTCCAGTTATTGTAGCAGCTGCAGATACACCTTCTTCGACTGTTCCAATGGAAAGAATATTAGATGGTCCTGGGCCTCCAATTATTCCATCTACTCCTCTAGGTAATGTTAGGTTTAGTATTGCTGCTTCTGGGGTTCCAACATTTACTACTGATGCTGGAGTTGATGCGCTAACAGTTGTTACAGAGCCTATTGATAAGGTGCCTGAAGGCCCCTGTGGGCCTGGATGATCATCCAAGTAGGCATCTACGTCGGCAGCAAGATAGCCCAAGTCTCTAGGAACATCTGGAGTATCTGTGTATTGCGGATATCTAAACCCTTTACCTGTTGTGCTCATTTTTTTATTATACCACCAATTTACTTAATATATACGTGAGATGGACTCATATATCTAGTGCCAGAAATGATAGGTTTTACCTCATGTAAATATGGAAGCTGTGAAGGGAACATTATCATGCTACCAGCTTTTGGCTTTATAGTAATATTTTGATTTGGGAAATGAATTTCTCCACCTTCGTAATCATCATTTATATATGCAACAAGAGAAAACGCAAGCGATGTATCGCCATCTTGTCCATCAAAATGAGGGCCCATCCACTGTCCTTGATTCCATTTTTTAATAGGAACTTGATCTAGCTGTAAGTTATAATTATTTTTATCTAGACCATGACCACTCAGATATCTATCTGAGCACATTTCAAATGCCATCAAAAAGCTGTTGCTAATATACAATGTTTTTTTATCTGTAGCATCTGAGCCAGTACTTTGTTTTAAATTAGATGGAACTATATTTTTTGTTGCTCCATAAATAATAGACTCATCATTACTTGCAACCCAATTGTTCCACTTAGAAATTCTGTCATAAGACAGTTCATCAGAGTCTACTTCTTCAATGAATTGAACAAGGTACTCTGGAAAACTTAGAGCATTTTCCCAGTACCAAATATTAGGATCTAAAACTTGTAAGTCAAACATTATGAATTGTTTAAATTCTACATTGTTTTGCATTACTCTACATCCTTGGCTGGGTACTTTTCTCCCTGAGCAGTTATTCTTAATCCTTTTTCTCTAATTGCTTCCCATTCTGAGGCTTCCACCTTTTGGTATGCTCTTACTTCAGCAAGCTCTTCTGCCCACTTATCTCTTACTTCTTGTGGATAGTCAGACTCTTCTCTGTCATCCCAGAATGATCCAAGGGTGTACCTGATAGCTTTCTTTACTGTAGTAACTTCATGCATATTTTCAAAACCGCCAGCGAATGTAACAAGCGTTCCAGTTTTAGGAGCAATTGATAGACCGTGCTTAAAATTTAAAATTCCGTCTTCAAAATCGTCATTTAAATAAAGAAATGTTGCGTATCTGCTTCTAGTAAATGCTCCAGAAACTCCGTCATTAGATGTATTGTCAGAATGCATATTTGCAAACGCTCCTGGTGCCCATCTCTGGGAATGCCAGCTTATCTGAGACATTTGCTCTGGATTTTTACCAGCCATTTCTGCTGTAGCATCTATAACTCTTTGTCGAAGAACTTGAAAAAAATCTCCTGGTAATCCACAAGCAATTGTGTCTGGATCATCTAGATCTGGAGTGCCTGAAGAATATGATTCATAAAATGAAATAGGCATCCACTTTAATTGTTCTTTTTCCATTTTGATTGCTAGAACATCGATAACAGATTTACACTCTTCTGGTGTCAAAAAGTTTTCATACTCCACAATATCTGGCTTGTGCCTAGTTATAATCATATTTCTTTCCATATTAATTCACCTGACCCTTTTTAATAGCTATGTATTCTTCGTAAGGAAGTATTTCTCCGTCATTAAAATAAATCATATTTCTTTTATCTTCATACTCGATTCTTTCTTTTTCCATCTTAGCCCAAGCGTAGGCCCCATATCTTCTTTGATTAGCAAGCCACTCTTCTGTTCCGTTGTGTGGAGTCATTATAAAGTTTCTAACAAAAAATTTCTCATTAGTGTTAATTGTTTTTACTCCATGGTAATAAGGCTCAGTTGATGGGAATACAAGTATATCTCCTGCCTTTGGCTTATGGTTAATAAGCTTGCCGTCAATATAAAACTCAATATCTCCTCCGTCATAATCATCATTAATGTACATTGTACATGTTATGAAAAATTTATCACCTGGCATATCTTTTTGAGAAGTTATATGGTCTGTATGATATTGCATTGTCATTTTATTAAGCAGCGTGTCAATTTTTGCATTATATTTAGAGTATGAGCAACCACTAAAATGCCATCCCTCTGGTAGCTCAATTCCGTGTCTCTCCACATAATCTAAAACTACTTTGGTGTATGCCGCTTCTACTTCTTCAACAAACTTCTTTTCTTTAATATACATCTCTTCAGACAAGATATCTTGAGAAACTTCTCCCATATCTTTTTTCTGTGTATAGGTACCAAAATGTGCCCACTGGTCCCATGTTCTTAAAAAATATTTTCCATCTGACGTTTTTTCAGACTGGTTCATAATTTCATACAGTTCATTTGGGTTATCTAAAACATTTCTGTATACATCAATTTTTGGATAAAGTTCTATGTGATTTAATTCGCTCATGGCTGTTTTTCTCCTGTATGTTTTTTTATCGTCCAAAAAAATGGCGATGTAAATCTATTTCCCGACTTTACTGGACGTACTCCGTGGGTGTAGTTCATGTCACCTGGGAAAAAATATGCTGCTCCAGCAACTGGCTGAAACTCAATTCCGTGTTGCGGAAAATATAATTCTCCGCCTTCGTAGTCGTCATTAAAATAAAATAGTCCTGCTAAATCGTACCAAGGGAAGTCATTTGCTCTACCTTTTTCAGGACCAGAATGAAATTCTTTGTCTGCATGAGGTTCTTGTCTTGTTCCAACTGGCCATCTGACAATTGCTGGGCCAGTTTCTTTTGCATCAACATTAAAGAATGCATCAACTTCAACTTTTAATCTTTCAATCATGCTATAAATTAGCTCCAATATGCTTGGATCTGAAGCCATTAAAGAGTTGTATGTGCAGACTCTGTTTTCCCAAACTGTATGATCATAGAGAACCAGACCATCTTCGTCTCTATGAGTTTCTGTTACATCCCATATTTTATTATTTAATGCGAAGTCCATAAGTCTCTTGCGCTCATCTATGCTAAGGAAGTCTCTAATTTCTACAATATTACTAGAAGAATTTCCAAAAAATCCAGATGGGGTAATAGACTTAGGCTGATTGCCATTCCAATTATTTTCTAGTTTCATTTAGTTTCTCCTTTATTCATTATATCATTATTTACTTTTAGCCTTATTGCTTTTACTTGATGAGAACCTATTTTCCTCTTTAAATGGTCTACTGCGTCTCTATAAAAATTAGACCAGTTAGCAGTCCTATTTAAATCATATATTACCTTAGAGTATTCATTAGAGTCAAATGCGGGCTCTGGAAGATCAGATAGTGGCTTCATTGTTATTTCTGAATTATTTATTGCCAATAAGTCTATTGGTATGACTGCAATAATTGGAGTGCCAGCCTTTATTGTGATAACCTCATTTGCTTTTGTTATCATCCAAGCTACTGGCAGCTCTCCTCCAAAAAATGAGGTACTAATTAATGTTGTAAACGGCACAGCCCCATCAATAAAAAGGTTTGGAACGGGCATTGAAAGAAGAGTCAGATTTTCATCTGTTTTAAACATTATCCCAGTATTAAAACTTATTGTTCCGTTTGCTCTTCCAGGGTATGCATATTTTTCTCCAGATAAAATTTTAACATGTTCTGGCGTACTATCTGAAATTCCATCCCAAATAAAAGATATGTCTTCTGGAAATGATATTCCCCAGCCTAACTGATTCGTTAAACTAACTGGAAAACATTTGTATGCGTGGGCATCAAACGTATTATCCATCCAGTCTCTTTTAGCTGTTAAGCTGCTAAGGGTACCAAGACCTTGTCTTATAACATATGCCTCTATATTATGCATTTTGATTTTTGCCAGATTGTAGGTCTTGCTCAACCCACTTAGATCTCATTTCTATAAACTCTTGTCTATGTGCGTGATCGTTATAGTCTAACATTGTTACAATTGAAAATTTCATACCAGATTTAACTGGCATTGCTCTATGAGAAAACAAATAGGTAGAAGGAAAGATATAAAGATCTCCAGCTTTTGGCTTAATGTCTAAATTAATTTTAGGGAAATATAAATTGCCGCCTTCATAATCGTCGTTAATGTAGCCAACTAAAGATACTGTAGCGCTATAAGAAAATCCATGGTCTGCATGCTCTTGAAAATGCTGGCCTTCTCCGTATCTAATGCAATTCATTACTTCCCAATAATTCATCTTAACGTTATGCATATTGCAGTAATCTACTACTGGCCCAGATTGAGTTTCCTTTAAATCTGACCAAAGACTAGATACAAGGGTTTCTGTTTTAGACCTAGGATTTTTAATTTCGCCAATTTTAATATCTTCACAATCTCTATAAGACGGAATTTTTTCGCTATATCCTACATAACCAAAGGTCCACTCGTACCTGGAATCTTTATCCTCTATAGCAGATTTTCCAATTTCATTTAATCTATTAATAACGTCAATTTCTTTTTTTATAGCATCTCTATAGACCCAAACGCCTGGGAAAAGCTGCTCTTTAGAAGAAAATGAATATTCATTGTTTAAATTTGTCATGTATACATTGTAGCATTTATGTCTATACAGCACAATAGCAAGGGTTGCCCCTTGCTATTGTGCGTATTACTATTAGTAGATTCTAATGAATCCTCCACCAAATGTCGGTGGTGCGAAGAAGACTGGTGGTGCGAAGAAGCTTGGTGGCGCAAAGAAGCTTGGTGGGAAAAACGGTGGTGCAAAGAAGCTTGGTGGCGCAAAGAAGCTTGGTGGTGCGAAGAAGCTTGGTGGGAAGAACGGTGGGAAGAACGGTGGTGCGAAGAAGCTTGGTGGGAAGAACGGTGGGAAGAACGGTGGTGCGAAGAAAGTAGGAGCCAAAGTAGTAACAGTATTAGTGTTATTTGAAGGACCTGATCTTCCATTAGCATTATCTGCATAAACATTGTAATACTGAGATGTTCCAGCAGTGTCTGCAACTGATACAGATAGAGCAGTTGTATTTGCAGTTGTTGCATCATTTCCAACAACGTAGTAATTGGTTATTGCTGTACCACCATTTGAATCTGGTGCTTGCCACGAAACAGTATTTGCATTAACTCCAGCTACCGCTGAAGCATTTTTTGGAGCCCCTGGCTTTGTTGTTGCTGTTGCTGATGCTGTATTA